AGTTCCCCGACGTGAACTGTTTGAACCTGCAAAACGAGAAATGGTTTACAATCCTTCCGAGAAAGCAAGAATGATCGAATCCTTTAAGAATGCTGCCAAAGCAGCGATTGGTGGTATCTGGTAATGGCTAACTTAAAAACGATCTTGAACCTGTATTGGTCGTTCCGGAGATATTTGTACAGCCAGTTTCCACTGATTCCGACTTATTATAATCCCACGATAAGACCAAGTAATGTGGGTGAGAAATTTTTGGTCATATTTTTTCAGGATGATCGAATCGGAAAATATTCTTACAGTTTTCCGAGAATATTTTGTGTGGCGAAGCAGGATCCCGAGATCATTAAATTAACCGAATTGGTCAGCACGGTGATGGATAAACTCGACAAGCCCTCCACGGGAAGACGGTATTTCACTTTTTATAATGAAGCGACAGGTCTTTCTCTGGGGCAGGTTGAGGTAACGAATGTTAGGGTAAGACCAACTACCCCCTGGGAAGAGGGTTTTATCTGTCGCTCAATCGATCTGGATCTGCGATATACCGTCGAGAGCAGGCATCTTTAGGAAGATATGCTTAACCGAGAGCAGGCAAGACAAATTGGATGTGTTGTCCGTAAATTGAAGATGCTTTTAGATGAAAAATTTAAAGGGAGCCTTACCATCAATTTTAATGGGGGCGGAGAAATTGGCCAGCAATGGCATGAGGATTTTTACGAATTGAGAGATAAATATTCTTCCGAAAAAAGAGGAATTCCGATTGAGGAAGATGAATTTATTTCCATTTTAATTAAACAGTAAAAGGAGGTAATTACTTTGAGCTATTCCTTCGAGCAAGCCGAACTTAGATCCGACTTTATTGTCGTTTCTTCACCCCGAATTTTTATTCGGGATTATAATTCAACAGTTCTTTATTCTGGTCAGGAGATTTTAGCAGTGGCCGCTCCCCTGTCGGGATGGACAGATGTAGGTCTTATCAGCAACGTCCAGATTCCAGTGACCAGAAATATCACCAAGCTTCAGCTTGGTATTCCCAAGACTACTCGTAAGTCCTTTGAGGCCAGCCGTGAGGCACAGGTCACATTGACCTTTCACGAAATGGCAGTTGAAACCATCGCAAACGCCATTGGCGTCACGCAGCATAATGTGGTGAGTATGGGTACGGTAGTAACCCAGGATGTTGCCGTTACCACATTCGCAACCGCGAATGAAGCAAATAAGTTTGTGGTTGGTGATAAAGTATCTATCTGGGACATCAGCGCTGATGCCATCGCTGGCGAAGAGGTCGTTGAGTCAAAGGATTTACCAGCCAAATCAATCACCATTACTGGCACATGGGCGTTTCCACCCGAGATCGGAGATATTGTCATCGCCAAAGTCGGGACGGTAGCTTCTTATAGTGCTGGCAATAAAACCATTACACTGGGTGCAGGTGAGGCGAATCGTTTTGCGGCTGGTGACCGGGTGATTTTTCATACGGTTGTCGGGGATAATGTCAGCGAACTCCAAAACAAAACAGATAGGGTTTATGTTGTTTCTGTTGATGGTGGCGGTGCCATTCTGAATTTGAGTGCGGCTTTTACCGGCACTCCAGTTGCAGGAGATATTCTTGCTGCCTATAAGTCCATCGAGATGCTTGACCCATTGGGAACGATTGCAGAGAAAAGTTTGCTCGTTTTCTTTGATTGGGTTGTGAATAGCGTCCAGAGACAGTTTGCACTTTGGTATCCGAAGGTAACAGTGGCCGGATCTTTCGCCCCTGACTTTAAGGGCGGAGAAAATTTCATGGATGCGAATATCACCTATGAGGCACAGAGTACGACCCAGGTGATGACTGATGGGCAGTCAAAAACTGTTCTTTCAATTCCGTTCCAGTTCAATTAAGAGATGATTTAAGTATTTAGATTTGTGCATGGGTGAAGACCATCGTTCTTCGGATGGAAACCACAGCACGGGGCTGGCTGGTAAGCAATTAGGGGAAAGATAAGGGCATGGAGAATCACTATAAAGAGTCCCTAAGTGGTTCGAGCGTGAGGCAGTTGGTAGCTATATATTACCAGAAGACGACTGCTTGCAGGTAAATGCCTGCCGTAACGATGAGACCGAATCGGCCATTTGGTGGAGTTGCGTGTCCGAATAATCTAACTCTTAATTAGCATGTGGGGGTTGGCATCTTCGCTGCACAATTATTCATAATGAACGACCCAAGTAGGAAAGGGAACCAACTGATGCATCGGTAATCCGTAAAGGGTCAATTATAGGGTCTTACAAGGTTCCTCCGTAGCCACGGTTGTAAGACGATTAATTCCTGGGGTAGTTGGACGCAAAGCGACTGACTACCCCTTTTTATTTGCCTGATCCTCAACAAAGGAGGGGAATATGCCACCGAAAGGCTGGAAAAAAGATTTATCTCAACCAGCAAAACCAACACAAGACCAGATCAATGAAGTCATCGATCCCACACTTTCCCAGGATTCTTTTAAGCTTGGGGACAAGACCATACCTATTCAGATACTTCCTCTCACATATGAGAAAAAGCTAACCCTTCTCATCTTTCCATTACTGAAAAGGATTAAGGACTTTAAGGATAAAACTGTCGCTGATATCTTGCAAGAGATTGTTGAGGCGGATGTTGAGAATGGGTTTGATACAGTAGTAAAAGTAGTCTATACGATCTGCCAACGTTATGATAAGGATGTGACCGAACAATGGCTTGCTGACAATTTTAGTGTTTTAGATTTTGTTCCAGCTATTATTAAGCAATTTGAAAAATATACTCAAGCCAATTCGATATCAAGTTTTTTCTTAGCAGCGGCAAGGCTGATGCCGCTGATACCGAAAGAACAAGAATCCCCGACGAGTTAAAAGAGCTCGCTATTCTTGATAGTGTTTGTGAGAAATACGGTCTGACATTGCGACAGGCTTGCGACAATTACAGTATGGCACAGATTGTACTTTTGTCTCATGTTTCTTTCCTCAAGTTTAAAGATGATGAAGCCCGAAGAGAACGGGAAGAACGGTCTGGTGGGAAGAAAAGGCATTTTATTAATACGACGAATGCCGAAGCTGCGGCCCTGATTATGGCGGGTATGGCATCGTAATTATGATAGGTGAAGCATGAGTCCCCTTACGATACGCAGAGAATGGAAGATTGGAAATTGTTTAGTATGGTGGAAGTGGGGATACCCCGATTGTTATTGGACCATAGGGTTGAATTTGGAAAAAACAGGATCTTCTCTATGGGGGACAGTAAATCTTTTCAGGGGTCAACTCACCTTTGAATGGGATAAGGATTAACCTCAATTGGAGGATAAAATGGAATGTTCGTTAAAAACTAAGGAATTGGGTAAAGATCCTATTAAATTTTCATTCCTGTGCGATGGTTGTGGGGGGACCAAAGGGGATACGGGCGAATCATGGGAATGGAAATGGATTAGCAAAATTACATCTTGTTTCGGTGATGGTTCTTTTAGGGTGTTCTGTCCCGCTTGTATCGCAAAAGGATTGGGAGGTTAGTTAAGGTAGTTAAGTGGTTGGATAAATAATAATAATATGGATTAATTATGCCTGAAGTAACCATAGAAAGATTGGGTTTAGAATTCTTTTCCAAGCTCGACCCCGCATTCGGTAAGAATGTCGAGACGGCTGTTAAAAACTTTCAGGACAAGATTAAGCCGTCTATCCAGCAGATTACCAATCTCTTTAAGGGACTCGGTGTTACTGTTAGTGCCTTCTATAAGATGGTTGAACAGACACCAATTATTAATATAGCCAAATCCTTTGACGTGTCTGGAATTTCCGGAAAACTGGTTGGAACCTTTAAGGATGCTCGTACAAAGTCTGTAGCAGAATTCGAGAAGTTAAACTCTGAGATTAGTGGTCAGGTTACTAAACTCAAGGCCGAATTTGCAAAACTCGAACGGTATATTTCCGAGTTAAGGGCTGGTGAGAATCCCGTTGTGGCTTGGGGTAAGCCCACCTTCTCGGCAAAGAAAGGAGTTTACTTTCCAGAGTCCAGGAGAGCCATTGAAGATAAAATGATGGCCCTGGCGCCCGAGGAAGAGATACAGGCTGAACGTCAGGCAAAAATTACTGAATATGCACAACGTCAGCTTCAAGTTTACCAGCAGATGGTCGATCTCATCGGTCAGATGGGGGCCTTCGAGCAAGCCCGCTTAGCCACATCTGAACTGATTGCACAGAGAGTACAGGAAGAAACGGCTGCACGGGCGAAGGTGGCTGAATTTGTCGGTATTACCAAGGAACTATTAAGCCGTGGATTATTAGCGGAAGGAACTGACGAAAAGAAACTTCAGTCCATGAAGCAATATCTTGACGAACTCATAAAGACTGAAGAGGGTAGGAAAGTTCTGAACCAGGAACTTGACGTGATAATGGGTAAGATTGTTAAGGATGAGCAGGCCATAAAAGATATTATCCTATCCTCTGTCGGTGACAAAGAAAAAATACTTGCCGTTACCAAACAGATTGCGGACCAGTATGAAAAGATTAAAGCCTCATCTATCGGCATAGCTGGTGGTGGTACGGGTGGCCTCGGTGGTGGTGGTGCGGACTGGGATAGACTGATAGGCAAGATTCAACTTGCTGGTGCAGTAGTTTCGCAGTTCCAGCAGAAATTGCAGACCATCCAGATTAAAGCCTTTATTAACCCAGATGAATTCACACGTCTATCGAGTATTACCCAAGCCATAAATTCTGAAGTTGCTGACCTGACAAGTAAGATTGCCCACTTAGGCTCTCAATCTGTTGCACGGAAAATGGCAGAGGATTGGGATGTTCTTCGTGCCGATATTGAAAAGACCGGACAGGCTATGAAGGAGGCCGAGGCTCTACAGAAAAAGGGTCTGCCCGTTACCAATGTTATTGACCTCGATAAAGCTGTCTATGGACTAACCGCACGCCTCAAAGACCTTGCGGTTCAGGGAGAAGCGGTTCAGTTAAAGGCAGTTCAGGCGGGGCTTGCAAAGACCAATGCCGAGATCAACCGGTTAACTGGTGGAGTCGAGATTAACCGAAAGAGTCTAAAGCAGTTGGGATTTGGTTATTTGGAGTTGGAAAAATTACAGAGTCTACTTACGGAACGAATGAAACTGATTCGTCAAGAGTTTGGACTGACTGGTAAGTCTACGGCAGCAATGAATGCCCAAATGGAGGCTACGGCTGAATCGTTGGGCATTGTTCAGTACCAAGTTGGTCAGTTTACAAAACGGAGTGCTGATGCGAACCGTGCTATGGATAGATGGGGGGTTGGCTTTAAGGATATGCTCAAATCCCAGATGGCGTGGTTATTGGGTGGGGCCTTAATCTTCGGCACGGTTTTTAAGATTCAGCAGGCATTTAGTGAAACGATCGGCACGATGTTCAAGTTCAGACAAGCCATGATTGATGTCGGGGCTATTACGGAAGCATCAGCAGAAGAAATGAAAATCATGGAGCGAGCGGCAAGGGATGTTGCGACCTCATCCAAGATGAGTTTTATGGAGACTGCGGATGCCCTGAAGATTTTAGGTCAGGCCGGTTTATCTGCAACACAATCCGCACAGGCCCTAAGAACTGTGGCCATGCTCGTAACGGCTACGGGGGCCTCCTCGCAGGAGGCGGTCAAGGTTCTGACAACAGCCATGAGCGTCTGGAACCTATCTGCGAAGGAATCAACAAGGGTAGGAAATGTTCTCGCCGCTGCCCTGAACTACTCCAAATTGGAGATTAATGACCTTGCAACTGCCTTTAACTATGTGGCTGCGATGGCCTCTCAGGTAGGTATGAGTATCGAGGAAACGGCGGGTTCCATTGCCGTACTCTCCAATGCTGGTATTCGGGCTTCAACAATCGGTACTGGTCTTAGGGGCATTATGGCCCAATTAATTGCTCCGACCAAAGCCTTCAGGGAGGAGATAAAGGCAGTTGGGCTTAAATTCTCTGATATACAGATGCCTGGTCATGGTCTAATTGAGGTTCTAAGAACTCTACAAAAGGCTGGTTTTGACCTTGGCAACATCTTCGAGGGATTGGAGAAAAGACAGGCTGGTGCCCTTGCTGCGATGCTAAATATGGGTTCCGAAGCCTTTAGGGAGATGACCGAACGGCTGACTGGCACTAACGCGATGATGGTAATGTTCGAGCGGTCCATGGAAGGTCCAATGAACCGCTTGAAGGTCCTGGGAAACCAATTATTAAATATGGGTATTGGTCTAACCGACATCGTTGTACCTGCTTTTAATGGTCTTATTTCGGTTCTTGGAAAGACTTTTGATAGTATAAAGGATACTGCACCGATTCTCGCTCTTACCGCTGCCTTATTGAATATGACGCATATTGTGACGGGTCTGACGGTAGCCTATAAAGCTTTAGGGATAGCCCTCACCTTTATTGCGAAGCATCCGATTATTTTAGTAATGAGCGGCATAGTTGCGGCTTGGTCACTTCTCAAGACATATGTCTTGGACACTGGTAAAGCCCTTCAGGATACTATCAAACAGCAGGATAAGGAATTATCTCTTCTTGGTCGTAAGATTCTGGACATAGAGAAATTGAACGCGATGATGAAGGAAGGTAACATCACCCAAGAGCAGATGAACGAAGCCATAGCGGAGACGGCTGCAACCCATATGGAGTTAAATGAAGCTATCCGACAGGGGCAACTCGAAGGAAAAGAACTCGGTAAAATTTTTGAAGAGATTTTGAAGAAGTTCAAAAAACAGTTTGATGACCTCAAGATGATCCGTTTCGTTGGTATTGCAACGGTTCTTGAACAAGAGCAGAAACGTTTGGAGAAAATGTCCGTAGATTGGGAGAATCTTCAACGAAAAGCCAAAGAGCACCCATTAGAATATGCCAATGTTTTAGATGCGACGGAAAAAGTCAATAAGGCTATTGATAAACAGAAAAAGGTTGTTGCCGATGCCGACGAAGCCGTTCGAGCCGCCGCAAGGGGTATGCGGGGATACGCCGAAGATACCATCAGGGAGATGATGGCCAATGCTGGTTTAAGTCAAAGCCTCGCTGATGTAGTGGTTGGTTACGTTGATGTCTTTAAAACTATCGAAAAGGGGGTATCAGTTAGGACCAAACCAACTTCGGATGAACTCAAGGCCTTAAATGAATGGAGAATGAAATCTGCGAGTGAATTTAAAAAACTTGAGATCGAACGTAAGGATGCCCTCGACGAGATAGGTGATACCGCAAAATTGGAGGGGGAAGCCCTTGCCAAGGCGGAGGAACGAAAGTTTTATATTAACAAATTTTATGATGATAAGGAAAGGGATCTCCGGGAAAAACATTTAAACGAAAAATTAGCCCTGGAAAAGAAATTCCAAGGTTATTTTGATGATCTCTACAAAATAGACCTACAGAACCGACTCAAAGAAGCTAAACAGGAATCCGATGAACTTATTAGGATTGATAAGGTACTGGCTATTGAGAGGGCAGAAGTATGGAGTAATTATTTTAAACAACGTGATGCAATCATGACCGACAAGGATTTGGCTAAGGATACTGCAACGAGAAGTAGAATTCTGGCTGAAACCTTTACCCAGTTGACCAGGACATTAGCTGACAAAGAAGATCAGGCCGAAATCGAGAGGGAGAAGATACGGGAGAAGAGAAGACTACAGCGATTAGAGAGTGAAAGAGAATTCAGGGAAGAACTTCTTAAAATACAGACCGAGATTGTTAATAATGAAATAGCTATAGCCAGAACAGAAGCTGATCGTATTACCGGAGAGGAAAAGGCTATTGATTTGGCTTATCAAAGTGCTGAATCAAAACATACAGCCAACCTTAAAAAACTTGAGGAAAATCGGGACAAGGAGTTGAGACGGGCTGGCCTATCGGAAGCGGATTATTGGGCAATTATCAAAAAATATCATGTTTTAATAGAAAAGGAAGATGAACGGTATTGGTCTGAACGGGGAAAGATATTTAGCCAGGGTGTTAAGACCATCTCCGATCTACTTGAAAAAGAAGAAAATGACAGGATTAAAGAACTTCAAAGAAACCTTGATCGTGAACTGGAGATGGAAACAAGGGCCGATAAGGATAGATTGAAAGCCAAGGAAGCCCAATACGATACAATGAGTGAATCCGAAAGGGAAAGTGAGGCCGGTAGGAAACTCAAAAATGATATTGATAGACTAACGGTTTCGATCACTGAGAAAACCATTGCCCTATATGAGGATCTTATTGCTACCGAGAGAAATACTCAAGGTGCCCACGCTAATATATTTGCTATTGCTGAATGGGAAGAAAAAATCCTTAGTCTAAATGAGAAGTTAAGGCGATCCAGACGTGACATGACCGATTATGATACTTCTCAGGAAAGTATGTTAGAGGGTATGGCGGCTGGTTGGAAACAATATTGGGATGGAGTAAAAGTAAAATTTGAAGATGGTAGAAAGGTGATGCAGGATTGGCTAAATACTGTTCAGTCTACCCTTTCAACCGTATTTAACGATCTTCTGACGGGTCAGCTTAAAAGTTTCAAGGATTACTTCAGGTCCTTTGCCAATGCCATTGCTCGAACATGGTCTGATATGCTGGCGAAGATGGTGATGAACTGGGTGAAGTCTCTTGCCAATATGTCAACAAGTGCTGGCGGCGGTAATTGGTTTAGTTCTCTGCTTGGGGGACTGGGTGGTATTATAGCTGGCATATTCGCTGGGGGGGTTGGAACCACTAATTTTGGTTTGGGATACACGCCACTTGGGGGCATAATATATCATCACGGTGGCGTTGTCAAAAAACATGAAGGTGGTTTAGAACAGGATGAAGTAATAGCCAAACTTTTAAGTAATGAGTATGTATTGAGAAGGGAAGCTGCTCAAAATATAGGCAAGGAACGTTTGGATTATATGAATATCACCGGACAGGTGCCGGAGAAAAAGGAAAGCAGGCCCGTAGAGGTCGTGATCTACAATATACTTGACCCCGAAGATGTTGTCGCAAGGGGCATAGCAGCCAATGAAAACGTAATCATCAATCCGGTAGTATCTTCATACAATATCAACGGACCAATGCGCAGAGTGATACAGACAGATAGGTAAAAAATGAGTTCAGAAATCTTTACATTTGAGCCAGATTTAGTCGAACCGAGGGATTATAGTTCGACGTGGAATACCATTTCGACACCATTTGACAGTGGAACGAGTCAGTTTCAACAAGAATGGAGTCGCAATATTAATGAATTCCGTTTTATCTATCGTGGCTTCCACGAGGATTCTCGTTGGAATTTAATCGAAGCTTTCTTTAATGCTCGCAGGGGTAGGGGAGATAATTTCTATCTTCCGTCCTGGAGAGAAGAAACAAAACTTACCACTCCCTATACTACTGGTGTGGGCCTGGATTTGACAAATACCATTTTCTTTTCAGCAATTGCAGGTAAGCCAGGAAATATTATTCACATCAAGCATCCCAATGGTACGCCCGAAGAAGTTGGGCAGGTTGCTGAAATAGTTAGTGGGGTGCATCTCAATCTGGTTTCAGAACTAACTTATGATTATCCCACTGATACGATTGTTCAGAGAGGTTATCTGGTTCGGTTTTTGGTAGATAAGATGCCTTCCCTTAAATATATGGGCATGGATATATTCGAAATAGAGTTTATTTTCAGAGAGGATATTTAAAGGTGAGTCCATATAATACGAGTGCCGAGTTTTTAGCTGAATCCAAGAAGAAAACGAATCGTCCAGTTATCCTCGTGGCATTGGAGATAACGGATTCCCAGACACTTTATTTCGCAAGAGACAATGAGGATGTGACTTACTTTAAGCCCAGGACTTCAACACCACAGGTATATACCAAATTTTGGTTTACGGCTGGTCCACAGGGTTCAAATGTGGAAGGACAGATTGATACGCTTAATGTTAAGGCTTCAAATGTATTCCAGGAACTCGGGGGATTGATTCAATATTATGGTGGTCTACTCGGTAATAAGGTTACGACCATTATTGCCTTTAAAGATCTCCTGGATGATTCCAATGCCTGTATTGTAAATGAATACTATATTGATGCTCCAGGGGGTTCAAAACAAGCGGTAGAATTCAAATGTTCGACGAAGTTTAACACTCTCAATGTACGCCTCCCCAGGGAGGTCTATAGTCGTAATTACTGTCAGTATCGGTATATGCCGACCCCCCTTTATCAGGGTACGGCAACAAGCATTGTCGAAAATGTTTTGTACGATAGTGTGAACTTGCCTGTGAGCGTTCCGTTGACGATTACGGGTCGTGTACTTTACATGACGGGGAATGGAACTGCTTACGGGATTATCTATGTCAAGAATCCTAACGGAATAGTTGTTGATCGCAATATTTCTTATTCAAGCGGTCTTTATAAAATCGGTACGGAGTGTGGTTACTTCGGCGGCTTACCCACTTGTGACCATACAAAGGAGTGTGCTGACGGGTGTGTAGCACATAATAATGTGCTGCGGTTTGGGGCGCAGCCGGGTATTCCACGAAGACGACCCTATACAATGTAATGGAAGAAAAGGATCTACAAGAATTGTTAAAATTTAAGGATTTTAAATTCAGGGGCCGAAACAAGGGGGGAATTGATTGTTTCGGATTTTTTTTAGAATGTTGTAAGCGTATGGGAATGGATGTTCCAGACTATGTTTATACTGAACAGAATGCAGCCAAACTTTTATTGAGGGAATACCATAAGTATTTTGAGAGGGTTGATTCTCCCCTGGTTGGAGATGCAATTCTTTTTCATAGTGAGATTATCCATATCGGAATTTATTTAGGAAACGGTCAATTTGTCCATTTCAGAAAAGAGGATGGTGCAAGAGTTGACTACCTCTACCATGGGCCATGGTTCGGTCAAGTCCGTGGTTTTTTTCATTATATAGGTTCAAATGCCCAAGGTTCTGTATAAGCCAAACATTATCGAGGCCAAGGAACTGGCCTGCTATTTGACAGCTTCTACGATCAGGGAAGCCATAGATAGAATGGCAGAACTTTATCCCGAGTTTGCCAAGATTTTAGAAATGGGAGGATATGACTGTTTTATAGTTTCCGTGAATGATCTTGAAATCCCCAAAGATATGTGGGCGGCTTATCCAGTTAGTGAACGGGATGAAATTGTTTTATCGCACGAAATAGGGTTTGTGGGTTTATTAGGCAGCATACTTGGCATTTATGGAACACTTGCGACTACCTTATCTCTTGTTATGATTAGTCTAATTATTAATGTTGCCATTTATGCCCTTAATTACTTCACACGTCCCGATCCTCCGAAATTAAGCGGGGGCAATGATTTTACCAGCACCAGCCCGACTTATGCTTGGTCTGGTATTGTTACGACACATGATGTTGATATACCTATCCCCGTGGGATA